CTCCAGAAGCATTAGCGGCAGAGCTAGTAGCACTTGTACGCAGAGCTTTCACACCATAAATGGTGTCAGCAGTGAACAATGTACCGAGGTACTCTTGTTTGTACTGAGTCTGTGAACGAATACCAATTTGCTCAACCAACACCATAGCGTCTTTATGACCCATCAAGCAGATACGGTCAGTACCAGAAGTACCAGCGCCAGTATCAGCGTTAGAAGAAGCAAAAACAGCCATACCGTAGAGTTGACCAATTTCACCGTTGCGGATTGCATCGCCGTTACCAACGAATGCTTGCTCAGTGTAACGAGCCAAACCCATCAGCGTATTGCGGCTTGAGGGTGGGATCAGGAAGAAACGACCGTCCATAGGAATGTCGTTGTCGTCCAAACGCTGAATGGTGCGACGAATAGCGGCATCAGTCAGGGAAGCAGCATTAGAAGAAGTGCTGTTGTAAGCAGTAGTACCATCAGAACCAATGAAGGCTTTGGTGGTTGTATTGCTAGTAGCATAGTCATCAGTACCAACTGTAGCGCCATTGAATGCACGACCCAATTGAACCAAGTCAGTGTCGATACGACGAGCCAAAGCATAACCGGCATCTTCTGTATAGAAAGAACGCAGTGATGTCAGAGCTTGAACTTCGACAATATCTTCGATCAAACGGCTGTATTCATAGTGCTTGTTAATCAAGACTTGAATGTTGGTGTCGCTCTCTGCAATCAGAGTAACGGCATCAGTAGCGGCTTTAGCAGAAGCAGAGCCACGGGCGGGACTAGGGATGTTAACGGTGTCACCCTTTTTGCCTTTGAAAGACATCTTCTTGACCAAATTGGCCAAAACGAGGTTCTTTTTATAGGCGGCAACAATTTCATCACTCCAAATTTCTGGAATAAAGTTAGCTGCGGATGTAGTGGTTACACTGTTTGTTGGGGAAAATGCTGTATTAGCCATGATTTAAAACTCCAAAAGTTAAATTATCGAACACGCCCTTCAGAGTACGCCTGCATGATTTCATCACTCAGTGTTTCGTACCTAGCGGGGTCTGTCATCTTGAGACGAATAAGGTCGGCTCTTCTGTAAACTCGTTTAGAACTCTCTCCAGAGCCACCAACATCAACTTGTGCGGCTTTCATGCTCTTTGTCCGTTGGGCATTACCCGCTTGCTCAGACTCTTTAGCCTTAATACCACGAAGCTGTTTGAAGGTAGACAATAGTTCATTTGCGGAATCATAGTCAAATTCACCATCTGCTTTTGCGTAGAGTCCCAACCTAATAGGTGATGATTTCACCCAATTTTGGAACTCAGAATCATTAACTACTTGTGAGTAGTCAGGGTGATCTTGCACTAACTTCTGCTGAATCTGCATCCTTTTGAACTCTTGACCCGCTTGGCGAGCCGCAAGAACGTCTGGATGCCTATCAATTGTCGCTTGAACTGCTTTTTGAGGATTCTCAAAAAAGTCAACTTCAGGTTCTTCCTCTTTTATATGCTGTTGTTTAGAATCGAGGTTCTGCTTTAGTAACTCGTCAGCCAATTTACGGACTTCACCGACCTCTTGGGCCTGTTTACCAATGAGCTTTTCAGCCTCTTGGTGCATCCGTACTACCTCTTCTAGACTTTTAGCCCTGTATTTCTCAGGAAGTTCAGATTTAGCTTCTTCTATTTCGAGTTCGCCTAGCGGCTCTGATTCGTTGTCAATTAACATATTTATGTTCCTGCCAAAATGGTTGTAGGATAATCAACTCGGCTTACGCTTATGAGTTGGCTTTGCGCTCGGCATTCAATTTATCGATGTGTTTGCGCTCAAACCGCCCATAAGAGGACGGAAAGTGCCCAGACCAACCTTCTAAGTTGAATTTCGGTGCGCTTATTATGCGATGAGCAAGCCCACCACACATGCACTGAACCTCGGTAGTCTCATAAACCACTAAAGATTCAGTACGTTGTCCACAATTGCAGACAAATTCATACATTCTTTTCATTCAAATCCTCATATGCTCGTTCGCTGACACTTTTCAAGGTTTTCAGCCAAGTCAGGATAGAAATCTCGCCTTTGCGAAATTGTAAACTTTTTTCATCTGCAATGGTAGACACATTATTCATTGCCTCTAACATTACTTCAATATCTTCCATAAGGTCAATCCAACCCTGTTGGGAGAATAAATCAAATCTATCCTCATAATATTTCTGTAATTCGGGAATCATTTTGGCCTTAATTATAGGTTTTACAGATTAGCGGCATCTAAACGAGCCTTGAGTGATTCAATGATTGCTTGTTGTTCTTGGATGGCCTTGACCAAAACAGGCATTAAATCTTGACGCACAGATTTGTATGGGTCTTCACCTTCGGGTGCAGGGTCACGCCAATCATCAATTAAGTCAGGAAAAACTTGCTCAAGTTCTTGGGCAATAAATCCACGAACATTCTTTGTGTTTGTGCCTTTACCTTCTTTCCAATCAAACTTGCGAGGCTTGAGTGCCATGATTTTGTCAAGTCCAACATCTAAATCAACAATGTTTTCTTTAAGTCTTGCATCTGAAATAGCACTAATGGCTGTGTTAGTGGCAAAAATAGTCCCTGCCGCACCAACATAAAAACGATATGCCCCTGCACCCGTTGAGTAAAGTTGATATGTGGTTAATCCTGCGTTACTTGTTGCCCCTGTTACGACAGAAACAGCATCTGCATTACCACTTCCAGAAGTTACTTTGAGTCCGTTACCAGAAGTTGCAGAACTATTCGTAGTCCCCACCAGCAAATTCCCACTTGCATCCAGAGTCATTGCCTGAGTAAAGCTAATGGTGTTTCCTGCTGTGCCTGATGCGGCTCTATACCAATAGTGTTCGCCACTACTTTGAAGGTATCTGGTAGCGGCTGCAGTAGTTTTATAGATGTAATCACTACCACTCCAATAAGCATTGTTAAACACATTTGCGCCACCTGATGAACCTGCAAAAGATGCGGTTGTTCCTATATCAATTGACTTAAAAATAGCGTTCCAAGCACTAGGAGTAACTCCAACACCAACCCGCTGACTATCATCAACAGTTACAGCCGTTGTTCCATTGGTTTGTAGTTGCAATATCCCGCTGGTATCAGCAGTGCTAACCAATCCGGTTGTATTGTTTGCATTGATTGTCGATGCCATTATGTGTTTTCCTCTGCGGGGAGTGGGGTGTTTCCGACCTCAATCCACTTTAAGTATTCTTCAGCAGTGACCAAACAAGATTCTTGACGACCATCAGGCCAATCTCGTCTCACAACATCAACTTCTTGAAAGGGGTTTCTTACAGTTAATTTCCAAATTGGTTCGTTCATAGCTCACATCCTGTTAAATATAAGTTCCAAGTGCCTTGACCTGCCCCAGCCCCACCAGCGCCAGCAGTGCCTCCAGTAATTGTCCCTGTCAATGATGTGCCTCCAGTTGACGACCTTGAAAATGCCAAAGAAGTAACTGTATATGCGTTGTTTGATGCAAAAAGTAAAAAAGTCCCCGTTGCTGAAATCCCTGTTGGTGGGACTCTGGTTTGCACTGGATGCGTTAGCACATAAGCTGTACTTGTAGATGTGTTATTAAATGCAGAACAAAAATCTTGGTTTCCAGATGTCCCACTCCACGCTGGCAGATAGCGTTGGCAAAGCTGAAGCTCAGTACCATAAGAACGATAGTCAAAGCTAGTTGCTGTTGAGCCTTTTTCTAGCTGTACGCCAGTGATTTGCCATGTTGCGCCGTTAGTTCCAATAACTTGCACTTGACCTGTTGCGCCCACATTGTTGTTTGCGTTCCAAGCACCAACAGTGCCAAGACGATCTGGCCCAGCGCCAAGACTAAACTGAAGGTTGATTCCAACGCCGTTTGTTGTCAGCCAAGTGCCAGAGGTGTCACCAACAATCGTGACTGTTTTCTGTTCCCATGTGTTTGCCGCGCTGATGGCATAAGTAAACGGATATGAGCGATTGGCTGCACTGTTGCGTAATGCGCCACCAAATGTTCCCGTCAAACTAGATTTGACCCAAAATGAAATTGTGATTGTTGCCGCATTTGCCGTGCCCCATGCCAAATCAGCAATGTTCAGTCCTTCAACAGTTTGAAAACAATAGGCTGTTTGCGTTGTTGTAAGGTTTGTATCAGCCGAAGTGATCGTGCATTTCAGGCTGTTAATAAATCCAGTAGGGGCATCACTTACTTGCTGGGCTGTAAACGAACCATCAGTCACATCACCGCAAGAAAAACGATCTGTAATATAAGATTCGCTGCCGTTCAGCGTAACACTAGCCCCCGCATTTCTCTGGTCAATCACCATAGCCCCATTGATGATGCGATTTCTAAAGGCCGGAGTATTGGCATCTAAGATTGCTACACCAGTATTTGCACCAAAATTAACAGTGTTTGAACCCGCCACCGCTGGCTCTTGTAGCGTAATGCTTCCGCTTGTTGATCCTAGTAAAACAACGCTCATGTTAATCCTTTAAGAAACTACCCAGCGCGATCCCGCACCGACAGTAACTACTGCACCACCCGACACTGTGATCGGGCCGACTGATGCACCCGCAAATCCAGATGCAATTGTGTAGCTCGTTGATACTGTTTGACTGTTCACCACAATTCCGTTACTTGCCACTGGAACTCTTGCTTGAAGTTCACCAGTAGAGGGCTTGTACAGCAAGTAAGTATTGCCCGTATAGATAGTTGTTGGTGTACCGCTAGTAGCATTGGCAAACAATGGGTACAGATTGGTTGCCGTAGTAGTATCGTTTGCGACTGTAGCGCCTGACACCACAGTAGCCCATGAACTATTCGTTCCATCTGTAGTCAGATACTTGCCTGAGTTGCTTGTCTGAACAGGGGCTAAAGCATTGAATGCTGTTGTTGCAGTAGTCTGCCCAGTACCACCATTTGCGATAGGTAAAGTACCATTCACACCAATAGACAAAGAAACAGTGTTCTTTTCCCACAGGCTTGTGCTTGTGTTGTAAACCAGAGATTGACCATTGCTAGGAGACTGAGCAGACACATTGTGCAACTCATCCATCTCATAGCCATTTTGTACTTTGACAAACAACTTACCCTGAGTTGGGTGAGCATGTTCAACAACAGCTACATAGACCAAATGCTGTGGTGCATAAGGCTTAGTTGCCGTCAAAGTTCCCGCTGTTGTAGGACTTAGATAAAGTTGTTCACCATCTGTATATGCAGATGTATCAATGTCAGTAACCAAACCAATAACAGTCACATATCCATTTGAGTTATTGGCAAGATTAGCAGTCATCAAGCCCAAAGTTTGAGCAGATGTTGAATCAGCGTTAGCCAATGCCTTTGATACTGTTGGATTCTGTCCAGTAGCGCCAGAGATATATACAGCAGTACCTTTTGTTAAGGTAGCGCCTGTCGTATTCCGAACCAAGCAAACAACATTGGTTGTAGATCCGGCTACAGCAACGGACAAATCACGAGAAGTGCCACTTGTTGTAACTGTTACAGACCCATCTGTCGATGTGATTGCTCCAATAGCACCAAGATTAGTTAGCGCACCACCCGCAGTAGTAGCTCCTGTACCACCATTAGCAACAGCAACAGTGCCTGTGACATTAGAAGCAGTACCAGTAGTATTTTGATTGAGCGTAGGAATATCAGCGGCAACAATAGCCCTGAATGTTGGAACACCAGATGAACCATTAGGTGCGGCTAAGACATAGTTTGCAGTCTTAGAGGCATAAGGGTTAAGTGTGTCTCCGTAGCCAGAAGCAAGGCTAATTGCCGGAGTTGCACCACCACTAGAGACAACAGGCGATGTTCCTGTGACAGAAGTTACGCCACTACTAGCGGGTGTTGTCCAAGTAGGCGCAGTACCCGCACCAGCAGATGTTAAAACTTGACCAGAAGTTCCGGCAGATGATCCACCCATTGACAAAGAACCATACAAGCGCGTATTTGTTGTTGCCGAGTTACCAAATGTAGCTTCATTTGTAGCGGTTGCAGATGATGGCTCGGAGTCGTAGCCAATAACAGTTAAGTTGCTACCACTTGTAATAATAGAACCTGCTCCATAACCAACAGTAGTATTTTTAGATCCTGAATCATTAGAAGAAACATATCCTAAAGAAACATTGCCACCCGCTATAACAGCCGGTGAAGTAAAAATACAAATCTCTCCAGTTACGTTTGCATCAAAATATGGGTTATTGTTTGGATTGCTAACTGTAAGATACCATCCTGGTACTGATGAATCATAAGTTCTAGCAGTAGCTACTCCATAATATAAAGTAGTTCCATTTTTTTCAACATAAATATCATCGCCTATTTGAATTGTATTAGTTACAAGATTTGTCCACGGCGTACCACCAATATACCAATAAATAAAAGAATTTGGTATGTTATATCCAAAACGAATTAAACTAAAAGTATTTGGCCCCCATCCAGACTTATTTACTGGAGCATTATCTCCAGTAAATCCATATACTAAACCATCATTGGTAGGTGTGGCGGCAGGCACTACTTCCCAAGAAGTATTCGTACCATCAGTCTTTAAATACTTGCCTGAATTACTTGTCTGTGAAGGTGCAAGTGCATTGAATGCGGCAGTAGCAGTAGATTGACCTGTACCGCCATCAGCTATAGCCAAGTCAGTGATTCCAGTGATTGAGCCGCCAGTGATAGACACACTGCTTGATGCTTGAGTTGACATCGTACCCAAGCCACTGATGTCAGTGTTTGCCAGAGTAATTGCACCAGTTCTACCCGCAACAGAAGTAACCAAGTTTGTTTGGTCAATCTTTTGCCATGCAGTACCGTTATATATTGCCCAATCACCAATCTGCCAATCAGTGACTCCATCTAAGTTAGTAGATCCGGCAGTAGCAACAACATAGTAGAAGCCGTTTGTTCCAACACCAGAAGCAAGAGTCGGTGTGTTAGTCGTAGCATTCCATGTGCCTTGATAATCCAAACCACCTACGATTTCTGCCCAAGAAACTATTGTGCCATTGGTGGTTAAGAACTTGCCTGCATTGCCTGTCTGACTTGGGATCAGGTTGTTGATCTGAGTCTGCAAACTGGCAAGCGCATCAATCACTGTTTGGCTAGTACCACCACCATTGGCAATGATCTTGATCTTCTCTGCGACATCAGGGGCGACTACTTCACCAACATTGATGATTCGACCGCTAGACAGGCCAATAATCAGGCTACCGTCAAAGTCGATATGTGCATCAGTAACGGATATACCGTTTTCACCGTCACGGCCATCTCTACCATTGAGGCCATCAGCACCACGAGGGCCAGTAGCACCATCACTACCTGATCGACCATCCCTACCGGCCTTGCCATCCGCACCATTACGACCATCTTTACCATCTTTGATAGTGGCAACACGCTTTTCAATGGCTTTGCCTGTCTCATCGTAGCGAGCCTTAATATCGGCTTCTAACTTCTTTAAAGCCTGTACTACTACTTGTACATTCTCGCCAATACGTTGCTTTTGGACATCTTTTGCTTGCGTAACAGAAGCTCGAATTGAATCCAGAATAGCGGTCTGCTGCTCTGGAGTCATGTTTTGCAGAATTAACTGTTTAGCAAGGCTTTCAACGTCCATTGTTCAACTCCTTAGTCAACTGGTCTAGGAAGTCTTCCTCCATACCCGCGACTTTGTTGTTTTTCTCAGCCATTTGCAACTCAACCATCTTAGATTTAGTCTTTATATCAGCTTCTTTAAGCATCAATTCAGCAATCTTAACCCGTTTATCAAACGCTTTTTCTTCGTTATCAGTAGGCAAGTTCTTTGTCATTGCAGACATTGTTTTAGCCTGAGACTCTTGAGGCATCAACTGTGTCTCAACTGCCAACTTCTGCGCTTCAGCACGATTTTGCTCTGCTTGTGTAGTCTGCACAGCAATCTGAGCCTGTGCCGCTTGTAAGGCTAGTTGTTGTTGAACTTGTTGCATCTCTTGAGCTTGTGGGTCAGGTTGACTCATCTGATCCAAAGCACCCATCAGTTCATAACGGTTGCTCAAGCTAGAGTTGTTTAAGATGCCCTTCAAGATCAATGGCAGAACTGGTGTATCTGGGCCAAGAGTCTGCAATAGACCAATGAACTGCTGTTGCTCATACTCACGAGCAATGATTCCAAGGGTTGCTGTGGGGACAAACCGCATATCAACCGATGGATAACGCTCAGGATCAAATTGCATGAAGCGAAATGCGGCCTTCTGAATGAACGGAATAAGGAAGTCTTCTTGGAAGTTTACCAGTGTTCTCTTGTATTTCTTGATGATTGTGGCAACAGCCATACTCATACCCGCACCATCACGGTTTCCTTGGCTAACCATGCCTTGAGAGTCCATCGTGCCAGTGGCTTGGAGAAGCATTCTCTCAAACTCTTTGGCAGTGGACAGATTGTTAAGGCTTGTCTCACCGAACTTGAATGGGTAGAGAATCTCAGCGGGATTGCCGTTAACCATGAATGCCTTGCCTGGTTTGATCTCAAACTTAGCACCCCTTGGTAGGCGAGTAGCATCCAATCCCATCATAGGAGAGGTAGTCAGGGCTAAAGAGTCCAAATGGCTACGCACTTGAGCATCAATAGCCTTTTGCATGTTGTAAGACTTCTCTACAGTACCACGACCTAATAGGCGGTTTGGCACAGTATCATCTTGATAGGCAAGAACTGGTCTGTCTTTCATCATGTATGGGTTTTCTTCTGCTTTGAGAAGCATCCCATCATTGGCAATCACAACAATTGCCTCTACCATGTCTGAATACTCTTCTGCGTAGCTGTCTTCAGGGAACAATACTGCTACTTCATCATCCTTGTCTGTCAGGTATTCACGAGGAACTAGCCCGTAATAGGTCAGAAGTAGGACTTTTTCATCACGATATTGGCTAACTTCTTGAGTTGGCTCTAAATCTGTGTCTTCGTAGCTAGATGTGATATCTACCTTGCGGTATATACCTTTTTCAATGCCTTCTACGATCTTGTGGATAGAGACATACTTCTCAATAGCCACACCCATACAGTCATCAATAGATGTTCCATTGGGGTCAAACAAGAAATTCTTAGGGTTTACGGGAACAATCTTGACAGCAACCCTACTTTTTTCTACAACACCGATAGCGGCTTGGCCAGTTTGACCAGGAATCGCCTGAGTAGCGGGTTCAAAGATCTTATCTGTCTTAACAACAATCTCACCGATACCAGTTCCGTAAATTTCTGCCATCAATTCAATCTGGTCGATGGATTTACGGATTTTGTCTTGTTTGAAGTCTTCCATCAGTTGAGCTTTTAGCATCTCAACATCTAAAGGATTGCCGTTTACGTCTTTAAGGTCGTCTTCAATGTCAAAGAACTCGCCTTGACCAAAGATTGCTTCCATGATCTCAGCATGACGGGTTTCTACGGCTTGTTGGGTGGCGGGGGTAACGATTCTTGAACGCTCGGATTCTCTTGTCTTGTCTTCTGCTGCCCACTCACCACGGAAAATACGCTCGTATTCTAGATAGCTCTCAAGGAAATTGGTATTACGATAGTCTCTCCAACGGTCACAGTGGTCAATAACGAAAGCCGTTAGGTCTTTGTCATTCTGTGTTGGCTCGTCAAATTCGTTTTGATCCATATTAGACCCCTGAAATAATATCTACTGGTTGCCATTCATCACTGTCATCCTCAACAAAGTAGGATGTAACAGCAAGTTGGTCAATGTAACTAAGAGAGTCTGGTAGGTCATCGTGAACTCCTTGGGCGGGGAACAGGATTAACTGGTCTACAAACTCATCCCAATCTCCCTCGGAATTTAACACAATTCTGCCATGTTCGAACCTACCTTGTAAAGCCCAAATGATGCGATCAGCTTTTTTTCTGTTCCCGTGGGTCAAATCTACGATATGAGTAAAGGTATTGTTCTTCCTCATCAGATCACTCAAATAGGGCAAAACAGCGTTCTTAAGCGCCCCCCTCTCAATCCCAACACTCAAAGGTCGATAGTCTCTAATCGCCAATAGTATCTTGGCGGCAGTCTCCCGAATATCCCATCTACCGTGTTCAATCTTCTCAACAAACCACTTTCCCTCATCCGTTACCTTAACGATGGAGATAGCAGTCTCATCCAACCGCTTCTTAGAATTAGCCGCTTGCTTAGAGACTTCCTCAAATCCCGCCAAGTCAACAGCTATGTAGTAAGACCCATACTGAGGTTCTTCCCCATATTTAATCCATTCTTCCTTAAAGATGTCCGAACCCGCATTTGTGAACGAGGCCATGTACTCTTGTTTAAAAGCAAAGGAACTCAGGGTCTTCTTGGCAGACTCAATCTCTGTTTGGTCAATCAATGGGTTATCAGCAGTGGTGAAGTGCCAAGACTTCCAATCAGTAGCCTCCTCGCTCTCTCCTAGTTTGAAGGTGTCGTAGAACCAATTTCTGCCCTTCGGAGTCCCGATAAACAAGGCTCTACCCTTCTTGTCAGACAGAGAAGCCCGTATAACCTGTTCCCACGCTTCAGGCTTAATGTCAGCAACCTCATCGAGAACGGCATAGGTCAATGAAACGCCACGGAGCGTATCCGGACGATCAGCACCACGAACATAGATCCTAGCCCCGTTTATCAGGGTAATGTCCAAGTTGTTTACATGGCTATTCTGGATAACCTCTCTACCAAGGTCTAACAGTAAATCCCAGACAATTTGACGGGATTGTCCCATTGTTGGCGAAACATAGAGTACCGCCGAACCAGGAGGGCAACGCAATCCTTCAATTAACAAAGTTGTAGCAGCCAATCGAGATTTACCGCACCTACGACCTGCGGCAACTACCTTGAATCGGGCAGGATCTTTAAAAACTTCTTGTTGCCACGGCAATAGTTGAAAGTTTAGATCAGCCATAGAACTTGTTTTTCTTTCTTAGGTTATCTATCTTTGTAAGGATTTGTAAGTTCCAAGGAACATTTAATCCACTTACCAACTTGCCACGCAATGGAACTATATGATCTACATGGTATTGCTCACCAGTGTGCATTCCAAGCATATTGGCTGTGTAGTAATACTCTTCTATCTTCTCAAAGGCTTTGGCATCTAACCACTTAGGCGTACGCAAAAGCATTTCTGCTCGTTTTTTAGAGGAATAAACCGCCTGCTTATGCCTATTGTTTGCCCTCCAAGCAACCATTCGCTCAGAGTAAACAGACTTCTTGGCCTCATAGTTGGACTTCATTTGAATAAGTCTTGATTCTTTTTTAGCCTCAAAATCAAGAACCATGCACTCGCAACAAGTGCCTTTATGTGTATAACGCTTTGAAATATGCCCATGCTTACAGGGCCTACCAGTAAAGTAAAAACGCTCACCAAGTTCTTTTGCCTTGGCACGTTCTGATGCTCTACTCATATTTAGCCTCTACATCTTCAGCGGTATTAGCTTCTATTATAGTCGGCTCACCCAAACCTGTAATCGAGATCGTCACAGCAGACCTCTGAGACTTATCCTTCTCAAACATGCTCACAGGTAGAGTCCTATCAAGACACATCTTCAACGCTACTAATTGATGAGGATGGTCATCATTCAAAGCTATCTCAATAACCTTCTGAGCAACATCTTTACCACCTGACCTAATCATTAGCTCTTTAAGCTCCTTCAGACGTTGATGGTCTGTCTTAGGTAGTACCAAGGGAGGATTGTCTGCAAACCTCTGTATGGTCATCTTGACGCTTCCTTTAGGTCTTCCTCGTCCTCTTTTCAATTGTTCCATTTGTCCTCCTTGGATGGAATGTCTAATTTAGCTTTTTCGGAATGGGGGAGGGTACACAAATATCTACCAACACCACCTACCCCCTCCCCCCCCATACAAACCCTTACACGTTTACCCTATGCTCGTTTCTACCTACGGGTTTACCCTACTGTCTATCCTTACAGTACTGTCAATTTATCCAGTAGTCCCAACTGAGAATCATTCTCATTTAAGGTTATGCTGATCTTGCATGAAAGGTTATGCAATATTTGCATGAGAGAGTGATGCACCCTTTTGGGTGTACTTAATCTTATTGAGAATCATTCGTATCCTTCCTTCTAGGTGTTTACCCTCTACTAGGGTTTGTACTTATAGACATTCTGCATTGGGGCTGTTAGTTGTTGCGCTGTCTATTCTTAAAGAACTGATTTCCATATCTGGCCGATACCCTACATTGTGGGCGTACTGATACAGAGCAAGTACATTCTCGAATCCCTTAGACAAATCCCCTTCACCCGCTGATAACATGATCTGCTTCTGAGGGTCTGACAATGTTCTCTGGAAATACTTAGTCTGAGGGCTTGAGGGTCTTGCCATGCTTTCCCCTTGAAAAGAATTAAATTAAAATAATTGTACTTTATTAGGGTTTGTCCCTATTCTTTTTTGTTTTTTTGTTGATATTATTACTTTACTGACCTAGCAGAACTAGGAACTATTAAAGGGCGTGAATATATGAAAATGTCTATCAACAGTTATGAGATAAATCTCATTTTGGCGTGTCTTTACACGTACGAAAAACAAATGCAACAGGCTTTAAAAGGCCAAAACAGCGATTCGCCTCGCCACAGTAGCACAGTCAATGAGTTAAAAACCATTGCACAGATCAAAGAAAAACTCAGTAAAGAGGTGTTGGCATGAACCCACCTAGCAAAGATCAAATTAAATCCCGCGAAGGTAAGTGGTGTTTGATTCGTGGTGAATCTTACAACGGCAGAACGACGCCTCGCGTTGAATGGACAGTAGCCGAGCAACTGTCTAACGGCATGTACAGACGCGAGCGTGACTATTCGACAAAACGCGACGCGATGCACTGGCTTTATGTTTGCGCGAAGGTTTAATTATGAACAAGTCAACCGAAAAACTTTTGAAGC